AGGCAAGATTGTGCCCGAATTTCGTTTTCACGACTCTCAAGCTCTCTAGGTTCCCGTGGAGCGCGTTCTTCAGCCATTAGACCATCTCCTTCATTACTTGGGCTGCATATTGCTGGGGTGTAAGTCCCAGGCGTTTCGCGAGTCTTACCTGTGTTTCCGTCAACCTAACAGTGCGTGGACTGGCTCCGCTGTTTCTGGAAGCGGATGCTACCACAGATTTTTTTCGAGGTGGTGCGGTGTCAACAACCATCGTAGAACTAGTGCGCTGGCCATTACTACCGAATTGCGTAGGAAAAACTTCTTTCATACGAGAATCAATCAATTCATAATATTGTTCAGACTCAGGGTCAATACCCTCATCAGTTACCAACTTTTCATGTACCCCATAAGCAAAGCTTGTCATTTCCTTGTCAACGCCAAACCATTGGTTACGATCTTGCCACTCTATCGCCTTTCCGTCTGGCTGAATTGGCTCTGGAACGTACTGTTGCTGCTGCTGTTGGCCCGCAATCTGCCGGTCCTCAGCCATCACCTGCCTTTTCCAATTATCGATGATTTTCTGCGAAACCGCAGGGGCATAAGCTTGAGAAAGCTGTGCGTTGGTCAGCGCCTGCTGTGCGATGGTGATTTGCTCACTGTCGCCAGACTCATGTGCTCTTTTGAAGTTTTCTTGGGCAATTGTGAGTGAAGCACCTGCCCTAGACTTGCTTTGCTCCGTCAAAGCGCCCTGAGAATCCTGAACTAGCTTCAAAAGACGCTGATTTTCAACTTGGAGGTTCTGTGTGTAGTTGACAGCCTCATTTGCAAGGCGATCTGACGCTTCTTTAGCCCTACGCTCTTCGTGGTACTCCCATTTCAGCTTTTTTATGCGTTTTTGGGCACGTTGACCCAATTGTGCGACCTCTTGGTCCGATGCAGAGCCGTCATCATCCTCTGGTGCCCCCGAAGGAGCCCTTTGGTCCCCTTCCGGGCGGTCATCCACGACTTCAATGGTGACTTCACCGCCATCGGCGCTCGTTTCTGTTTTATCAGGAAGCTCAATCGTGGTTTTGACGCCTAAAAACTTGTCTTCTTCGCTCATCCTACCGATTTCGTCAGTCATTATGCTCTCTCAACCCCTCTTGGATCTTCTACGACCGCTTCGACAGTGTCATCGTTGATTAAACGGAATTCTTTGCCATGAATTTTGATTCTTGTGCCACTGAACGCCCGAAAAACCACCCAATCTCCCACCTGACAGTATGGCCCGCCGGGAAATCGGGTATAATTTGCATAAGCATCCGGTCCCATGCTCATAACCCAGCCCACAACAGTCGCAATGGACTCTTCGTGTCGCGAACCTTCTGATTTTATGATGCCCCCATCGGTCATTTCATCAACTTTAGGGAGTGCGATCAGCAGTTTGTATCCCTTGGGTTCCGGCAACTGCGATGCGTACCGACCTTCTTCTTCCGTTTCACTGTCTGGGACAACCATTTCTTTCATAACTTCTTTTGCGAGTGTAGCCATAATGACTCCTCGTTGAATTATCGCGTTCCGAATGAACGTTGCGTCCTAAGTATCAAAACTCCTTGAGTTTATCTTCGATATCTATGATCTCCCGCTCTGCCCACGCCAATCCCTCAATAATTCCGCACATCTTCCGATACTCTTCCATATTTTTTGCCGAACCAAGCGAAACCACATCTGCAATTTCATTCATCTGACCTCTTAATTTCTTTTTTAGCAACGAGAGAACATCATCACTCATTCTTATTTTTCTCCGCCATATTCAGGCCAAATTTCACGCCTTCGATCTCCTGTTCAGCATCAAACTTTTCCTGTTCCAACCTTAGTTTCACGGCATCAGATTCCTGCTCGGCCTTAAACTTTTCTTGTTCCAACCCAACCTTAACGCCTTCAACTTCCTGTTCAGCATCGAACTTTTCTTGATCTAGCTGAGATTTAAGTAACATTTCCTGGCGCTCGTGCTCCAGTGCAGCAGCATCGGAACGTTCTCTGGAAGCGATCTTCTCACGCTCAAGTTGCTGCTTCTCCTGGCCCGCCTGCTGTGTGGCCATAAGTTTCTGCTGCTCCAACTGTGACTTGGCCTGATCTGCCTGCGCTCGACGCTGAACATCCTCCCGCTTGATCTCCAACTCTTTTTCACGCTGCTGCACAATAGGATCTTTTTGAATCTTTGCGTCTTGTTCCGCTTTGGCCTTGGCTTGCTTCTTACCCAGCATCTGGTCAGCCGCGTCGGCAACCAATGAACTAAGCCGCTTTTCGACATCCTTGGGCAACGGCTGATCTGTCGGGGGAAGCGGAACGCCAAGCTCTTCTTCGATTTGATCACGGAAGATGAACGCTAGGTGTTCACGGACATGGGCATCTAACGCAGAACCAATGGCACTGCCCATTTTATTGTTCTTCATTTGTTCTTTAATCTGCGGATCATTCTTGAGTACCATATGCACTCTCATGTGTGCCTCATGGTCTTGGTACTCAAACGCCTTCACAGGCTTCAGCATAAGAAGGTTTTCATTCTCACTAACTGGATCTGTGGGACTGGCTTCATCCGGCTTGGGAACAATCTTGTCCACATTCGGAATGCCAATCAACTCCATCATTTCACGATGGAGAAGTGGCATGTCATATAGGCCCGGCGACTGTTGTGCCAGTTGCATGGCCGCTTGATACTGCATGATTCTTTGGGCCATTGTCGATGCATTGGGATCCGAAACAGGGACAACATCGATACGGTCATCAAAGTCTTCAAGCTTGATGCCCTCCCCTTCTTCGGTCTCGTAGGGATAATCCGGTGATGTATAATCGCGGATAACCCCTGCAAGAATTTTATACTCTTGCTTTAGGCTGGCGTGAATTCTGGCCTGGATCGCGGACTGTACCTTCATTGCCCGCTCCATAATCGCAAGAGTGGTCCCTACGGGAGCCTCTTGGTTCATGTCTGCTACTTTGAGATCAGCCATTGACGCAAAGCGTCGGCCTTCCTCCACGATATTGCCCAGCAACTGATAAAGAACCGAAGAAGGCTCCTTATAAGGAAGGAAGGTGATGTTGTCACGGATGACCCCTCCCGGCACATCAACGTCTCTGAATTCTCCTGGCATAATCGGCGTATCATCGCCTTTGATTCTGAGTCCACGAGTCTTCAATCCCCCAGGCAAATTGGAAAGTGTGCCCGCATCGACCAACTGTCGCAACAGGCTGGTAGCAGACTTAGCGAGTCCGCCGATCATGTGGATCAGGCCAAGATTATAGAATCCAATTCCGGGAACATATCCATAATGAACGAAATGCTGTTTCTTTATCCTGTTCGGATCATCTTCGGACCAGTTCCTATAAATCGATAGAATCGTGGAACTACTCTTGTCGATGGTGATGACATAGGGCAACGCGACTCCATCGGGATCTTCAAAGCCCGGTATGTCTACGTCACAATGCATTTCAAGGAGTTGATGCCGTTCATTGCTATCCCACGAAGGGCTAACGCCACCAATCTCATTGAATTTGCTTGTGATTGGATTTTCTTCGATGTGGGATGCAGTCAATTCAATGTCACGGTAGAACCCACTCACCTGAAGCTTTCTAACCTGATTCGTGCTTCGGTTCATGACGTGGGTGTAACGCTCTGCGTGCTCTAGCTCAGATTCGTTGTACGACACAACGAAATCCTCTGCCGGAACAAACATCGAAGTCGGTCTGCCCAACGAAGGATCAAAGTAGATTTTACGGAACGCTGAACCAGCGAGCGGCAGGCTGAACAGAAGCTTTTCAGTTTCAGACCGATATTCGGTCATAACTTCAATAAGCTGGTAATTCATGTACTCCTGAACACGCCGCGCTTGCTTCTCGCGGTCATCGGTCACGACACCCCAAACATGCGTCTTTACCGGCCCCTTGGCTGGCATGATTTCTTGGATGGTCTGCGCCTGGAATCGTACAACAGCTTCAGAAAGCATCGGGTGAAATACGCCACAAGCTCCAGCCCACGGGGTGGTACGATCCTCAATTTCCAAGCCTAACTGATCAAGCCCTTCCTTGTACGTTGTTTCCCAATCTGAACGACTGCTCTTATCGGAATTAAACATCGATATGCAATCGTTCGCCAATGTACGAAGCTCATTGTCTTCGATGTGTTCGGCCAAGTTTGAATCAAAGGACTCCTCCCCGATGCCCATGGAGTCTGACATCGGATCGAAGTCGATCTCGACGCCTCCATCTTCCAGTTCGGTAAGTATGGAGTCGCCAATAGGCATTTCATCTTCTGCAACGAGGAGTCCTTCTGGACCCATCTCGAAATCGTCTTGGTCAAATAACCCATTAAGGGGTTTGTCTATCGCCATTAGTCGCTCACTTGGATCAAAAATCCCGGCGTCTTATCGCCGTGCCAGCCACCTAACTGGTTGAACTCGTAGAACTCGTTAGCCCCTTCGTAATCATCGCAGCCGTTTTCGATCAACTTCTCGATGACCTTCGCCTTATCGTAAATCACTATTCGATCCATCCCGAATCGTTCTAGCACTCCAGCTACGCAGTCATCGAATCCGTTCATGACCAGCGCGTCTTCGATGCCAATGTCTAAGAGTTGATCAGCTAACAAATCCCTGTCCTCTTGTTTGAATTATCGCCTATCAAGTTCAGCACGGATCTCATCTAGCGCAAGCTGGTGGAACTCCAGCATCATAAATTGTTGAGCGTCAGCCGGTAAACTTCCTAGCTCACCACGCGGCCATAAGATTCTAAATTCAGAATTCGCTTCAATCTGAACGCTAGACAATTCGGCATCCCGTTCCAGAACGCTCAATCGCTCGCCAACCCTGAAATATCCCATCACAGCTATCGCTGTACCGGCGATAAGCGCGAGCAGGTTCCTGAGAGGAATCGTGATTTCGCTGGCATCGTTCAGCCGGGCCACCATTAGGAAACCATCAATCCGAAAAGGATCACGGCCACAATCAGAAGCCCAACGTTCAACCTAGCAGCAGCTATGCCACCCATGGCCACAGCTACCCCTCTCCTCAGATTCATGCGATGTCATCGCCCAATAGAATCTGCCCGGAACCGCAAACGGCGCACTCCTCGTCGCCTTCCCTCCCAAGGCCGCACTGCTCACAGACAGAGAATTCCTTGTTGAACTCCCATCCACACATCCAGCAGAACTCTTCATCATCGCTACTCTTCGACGCGCAGCGCGGGCAGTCCATGGCTACTTACCACTTCTCTTTGTCTGCCCAATACGCAGCACTCATCTTGCCCTTTTTAATATTTTTGGCATGACGAGCCTTAAAGCTTTTGCGTCGAGCTTTACTTTTCGGGTCAGTCTTTTTGCCAGCACCGCTAACACCTTGCTGGCCAAACCTGATAAGCCTGACCTTGTCCCCTTCTTTGGCAAGAACAGCGTGAGATTTCTTGGCTTTAGGAGTACGCTTAGGCTTGTTATAGCCCGAAAACCGTTCACCCCGATACGTTATTGCCATATTAACTCAGTAGTCATGGATCAATAATAATCTGCTTTACGTCCCGGTAGCAACTCGTCCATCGGATAATCACTATGCATACTGATGAATCCACCCTGTCTAAACCTCATCAACGCTTGTGTTGAGGAATCAACTAGGTCATCGTGATCGCCAAGCGGGAAAGATGCAAATTGCTCCATCACCTCTTCAGCCCACCGGGTTTTCGGCGCATAAACGTGCCCACTGAAAAAGAGGTCCGATACTGCGTTTACTCTAGCAACTTTGTCTCTTCCCCTGCTGGGCGTGTACTCCGCAACAGGAATTCCCATCCGGCGAAGCTCAAAGATCAGGGGACTACCTGCTGCTTTCGCTTCCACGATAAAAGCATCGGGTTCGTATTCTTTGTACATCTCGTATGCACGAACCTTCAGGTCAGGAAATTCCAAACGTTCTTGTAGCGCATCTAGAAGAACAATCTTGGCCTGACCATCCTCCGTGTAAAAAACACCCCACGTTGTGCAAGCACTGTAGTCGGCAGTCTCTTTCGCCAAGAAAGCGGTGTCCCACGACTGTATCACGAACTCGCAATCTGGTGGGTCTCTTTCTGTCCACTCTTTCCACCACTCCCGTTTGATGATCGCGCCTTCTTCGGAAGTCGGGTCTTGTTGGTACTGGGCACTCCACTTCGCAACCGGAAGTTCAGCTTTAAGAGATTCAAGCTGTTCTAACGGCCAAAATCCGGGCCATAATGGTTTGCCGCTAGGAAGAATTGCAGGCAATTCAATGATCTCCCACTCGTCTGCGCCACCCCTTTGGATGGAAGCTTTCAATATGCTGCCCGTCAAATCCTTTTTCGACCAACGGGTCATCACCAAACAAATCGCGCCGCCAGGCTGTAACCGCTGACGTGGACCCGAATA